GATCTGGACAATCTTCCATTGAGTGAGGTTTCATATTTGGCGTATCTTCATTTGTAATAGCACCATCGTGAGATTTTTTGGCTTGTGTTTCAGCAGCATACAATGCTCTTTGTTGTTCAACTGCTTTTTTACGTGATGGGTGACATCCGTGAGGACCACTTGGGCCAACTACTGCATAACCCTTGCAACCACCATAGTTTCTTTTAATATCATAAGGCATACCTAAATTATACCACCATTGTGTTTATTAATCATATTCTCTACAAAGAACCTTTTATCGTCAGGCAATGTATCCTTTATGGCTACGGTCTCTGGTTTTAGCATTACCATAGGGGTGCCGTCTTTATCAAAAGACATTTCTATTAGCCCCTCGTCCCACATTTTAAATGCTAGTTCGTTAACAAATTTAAAGTGTTCTTGCCATAACTCAGGTACTAGGTGCTCACATTCTGGAGTTATATTATATGTAAATTGTCCAGATATAGAGTCATACCCAGTTAATTCCAAAGCACCTATTTCTAGTAATTTAGCCATTAGTTCGTTATATTCTTCTTCAGTAGGATCCATTATATTAATCTATACCCCCCGCCAAAGTCGCCAACTTTTCCTCTAATCTTTTCTTTTGGAAAACCAAAGTCATCGTCATCGTCATTAATAGTATCTCTATCTACACCACCGCGAGACCATGTATGTATATCTATTTCTTTCATTCTATCTCTTTGAGCATGAACAATTGCGTTATATACAGAGCCACACATAGCGTCTGCTAAGTCTTTAGACTTTTTTCTAGGATGGTCAACCTTATTATTACTCATAATTCTTAGTTCTAACATTTCTTCAAGCAAAATATCAATATGTGGGGCAATTACCCTATCTTCATAAATTAACATAGATAAATCTTCATAATGTTTTTTAGCAACAGATAGTGTATCTGTTTTAATTCCTACCTGTTTTAACTCTTGTTGAATATCAAATGATTGCCAACGATCAAAGGTAACTAATCCTAAATTAAATCCACTTCTTCTTAAGTCAATAATCCAGTTTTTTACTTCACTAAGATCTACTGGTCCTTCTCTTTTAGGTTCCCACCATGCTATTGCGTCAACAACAACAAAAGGAACAATTTGTTCATAGTTATTAAAAGACTGAACACTTACCCACTTATCAACGTGTGCAATAGATACAGCACACTTGTCATGCTTTTGTGCAAGATCAGCATGAACAAAATATTCAACATCTTCTTTAGGTTTAAATGTTAAATCAAATCTTCTATTACTATCTAGCGGATTTCTATTTGATAATGCTCTTTCAACCTTTTCTCTCGACTTAAAAAATGCATCTGATGAAACTGTTGGCATACAGGCAAAACGCATAAGTGCGTCTGCAGCATCTGTAAAGAAAGCAATCTTAAAATCTTCAATTTTTCTTGTTGGATTCATTTCCCAAGTTGGTCTACGAAGGGCGAATACTCCAGGAAATTTATAAGATAGGATAGCATCCTCTTCCCATTCTATTGTAAATTTATTGGATGGATCATCTTCAGACATTAATGGATTAATTACAAATTCATGGTTTCTAATAATTGTCTCTTTTTCTGCAACAACATCTTCATACCTTTGAGAAATAAAATCTCCCTTAAATCTAGGAAAAGATAGTAATATAACTTTTCCATAGTCTGGAAAACGAGAGTCTACAGAGCCTCTAAAGGCCTTATAAAGGTTATCTGCGGTCTTTCCTTGATCGTTACCTCCAGCACCTTCCATTGCAAATCCAGATATTTCATCAAGTACTGCAAGCATTAAGTTTAAACCTTCTGCTGACTCACGTTCAGAGTGTCCTGAATAAACAGTTATTGATTTATTAAACTCAATACTATCTATTTTAGGTTCTTTGTATCTTCCAGCAAACCAGGGGGATCCTTCAATTTTTGATTTAAATCCTTTAAAAAATACATTCTTTGCTTGTTGTGCATTTACTGCAACGTTAATTAAATCTATCGCATCATTCGATGGTTTTCCAAAATATCTAGATGGATCTTTAAGGCACAAAAGTTTATAGACAAGATAGGCACAACCAATGGTAGATGTATGATCTTTACCACTACCTTTTCCACACATAAGAATAACTTCCTGTTTAGTGTATTTTTTGTAATGTTCATTTCCTTTTTCTTTTCCTAGCCATCTTTCAACATCTTCTTTTTTATAAATTTGACTCATGCATTCTACAAGCGTATATTGATATTCAGAAAGTTCTGGCATATTAAGATAGTCTTTACTTCTTACAAAAGTTTTAACATCTACTGGTATTTCTTCAAATGGACTTTCATCTAATGCTTCTAAAAAGTCACTAAAATCAATTGTCAATTACTATCACCTCAGTTTGTACTTCAGAAAGTTTACGCATAATTTCTTCACGTATTTCTGGGTACTTTGTGGCTACCTCTTTCAATATATTAATTAGAATACCTTGTTTACGCTCCATTTCAATAATTTGTTCTGCTATTTCTTTATTATCTAATAATCCTGCTTTTTGCAACATTTCAAGTCTTTTACTTTCAATGTCTGCTATCAATTTGATAGCGGTTGTCTTTGCTGTAAGATTTGCAGTAGAGTCTGCAGCGTCAATAACTTCATATGTTTTTTTAATTAAAGATGAGTAGTGTTGATCAGCACCAGCAAGTGCTTCTTTAGCACGTGCATGAATGGCTTGGTTATTAGAAACCATTGAACGCCAGTCATTTAATAGATTTAAAACCTTTTGACGTGGAATATCTAAATCTTTTGATATTTGAGAAGCATCAGAACCTTTTAAATATTCTGAAGCAACCTGGTTGACCAGGTCTAAATGTTTGACTAAATCATCATTCATTATCTAATGTCCTTAACAATACAAGATATCCTATTAGATCTAGAATAGTATCTTCAGATGCATATTCTTTACCTTTATGTATTCTATTAAGTTTATCATCAATACGAATAAATATTTGTTCTTTTGGGGTAGATTTGCTAAATATATTAATAGGATGACTATATGAACTACCATATGAATTATTCTTATTAATAAGTAGTTCTGCTATATCTAGACATTCATCTAGAATCTTTCTACCCGCAGGTGCTTGAGTTGAAATATCACGAATAAATTTCATTCTATCTTCTAGTTCTTTTTCAAAATTAGGAATCTTATATTCTGCCATTTCTACCTCTTTGACTTTCTAAGGCCAAACTTGGCAAGATATACGTATATAGTTTCAACAGATGATCCACATTCTTTTGCAATTTGTTCAGGACTTTTCTTATCAACTAGATACCTTTTTCTTAGCCATGCTTCACTTGTATATAACTTCATTTTACCACTATCCCCTACCCTTGTCAAGATTATGTGGTTGATCAACTAACTTATGCCAATTCTCAGATGCGTACCAACCAATTGCAATTGAATCAGCAACATCATCATCATTTACTTCTAGGTCAAACTGTATATTTATTTTTTTAATGGTTCTTGCTTTTCTAAATTCTCTTTCTTTTGATTTATAAAAAGAATATGATTTATCTGGTCCATATAAATCTTTAATTGCTAACTTTTCTTCTTTTTTTAATCTACCATTTCCTATCCATGACTGCCAAGATACAGGAGAACATGAAACTATTGGTGCTCTGTGGTACATTTGACTTGCTCCGAGTATTGCACCTTGTACTAAAGATAATGTTATTGCCGTATTTTGAGAATTTGTATATATAGCAGATTCAATAACTATCGCATCAATATCATAATCTTTTAAAAATGCTGATACTTTTTTAGTAGCATCTCCAGTTCTTTCATAAACATGGTTTCCATAAAAATGAACCTTTCCATATTTAACTAATTCTCTTTCTTTAAAAACAGAAAATGCCATAGAGTTTGTAGAAGCATCTATTGCTAAAATAGTTTTTGGATTACCAATATATCTTAATTTATTTTTGCTCATAATCAAAGAATCCTTTTATCTCTTTTAAAAATCTATCTACCCTTTTATTATTAACCAAGCAAGTGTCGCAAAAAGTATTGTCATTATAAATGCTAAGATTGGTACCGCAACCACCAGCACAAATCCTATCTTTACCAATTCGCTCTTTAGACTTAGTAATTTTATATCTTTGTATAATCTTTTGTTTAGTTGCTTCAGACCTACATTTACCAGAGCAATAAATTTGATTTTTACTTTCGGTGTTAAATGAGTCATCGCACCATTGACAATGCTTTATCATTCAAGTTCTTTCCTTCTTTCAATCTTGATAACACCCTTGTCTCTTGAATCGCATACTTTTTCTATGGGACAAGATCCGCAAACCTTTGAATCTTTTCTATATCCTCTTTCTGGAAGTTGTTGATCATCAAATGCTTTTTTAACTTTTCTCATCCAATCAAAAAAGTATTCAATAAAATCAACATGCTTTTGAGTTGCAACAACAGGTATTACTAATATTTCATGAGTATTTTTATTTTCATAAACAATAGCACCTATTTGTTGTTTTAATATTTTCATATAAACTAATAACTGCTCTATATGATAAGAACTTGCAGTACCCTTTGCCTTGTGATATTCAAACGCTTCATTTTTTGTTGTTTTAATTTCAAGAAGAACTAATTTATCTTCTAATTTAACCATTGCATCAGCATAGCCAAAAATTGGTGGGTCGCTGTTTACTATTTGTTGTTCTTTCCACTCTAGTATTCCTTGTGCCTCAAGTGCACCTTGAATTCTTTCATGACTAGAACTACCTGTATTCATATTTGCATAATTAATACCAGTATTTTTTTCTTCCCATTCATTTCCTTCAAATGCAAGATACCAGTAGCGTGCACAATGCCCATTGCCAAAAACTAATGTAGATGGACTAAATGTTTTCTTTTTAATAAAACCAGTTTTACTAGATAACTTCATATGTCCATCATGGATATGATCAGCAATCTTTGATAGGTCTAGCGTTGGCTCTTGTTTTTTTACCATTTTCTTTACTAATCCTTTTGTCATTAGAAGTTCCTTACGCTATATTTAAGTGCATCAACAAGTTTGTCTGTTGCTTCTCTAATTGCATAATACATATTTTTCTTTGACCTATCATCTTTTTTTACATGTGAGTACCATGCAGCCATCATTGCAAATTTTGCAGAGTAGGCCTGTAACTGTGTAATTAATAATGTTGCTTTTGCTGCTGGGACATCTGGGTTTACAATTAATTTTGCAACAATACCCAAGGTCTTTTCAAACTCTTCGTCTTGCATATATTCAGACATCTCATTAAAAGATGTTAGTCTATTTAGTAACTCTACTGTAGATTCCATTATTTTTTCTCTCTTAGTTGTTCAAATACTTCCCACTCAATTATAGCAAGTCTTACCTTTTTATGCCCTGATCCAAGCACTATCATTAATGCTGGATTCTTTTTTCTATCTACCCTCATTGTGTCAGACACAATTTTTGCCCATGAATCCTGACTTACTGAGTATGACTTTGAGTATTCTTTTACATCAACAACAAAATCATCTAGTGACCCATCACCTTTAACTGGACCTCTACCAGAATTGCTATGTGGTTTTGCACCTATACGTTTTAATTCTCCACGTTCACTCATTAGTATCCTCTCTGAGGAAAGGTTACTTTTGACATATGCTTTTTGGTACACATCCAAGTAAGGTCTCCTGTTTCTATATACATTCTTGCTTTTGGAACTTCTTCTTTGCATGTATGACAAATAAATTTGCCAGGATACAAAGTATATTTAGGCGTTGACTGTTGATTCAAGTTCTTTTAATTTCTCTGGATTTTCTTTTAAATATTCAATTACTTTTGCTCTACCTTGTAATCTTTCGCCTAGTACTGTATACCAAGCCCCGCCCTTTTCAATAACTCCCAAAAGTTCTGCGGTATCTACAAGATCTGCTACTTTGTCTACTCCGATTGTATCTCCATCGAAATAAAAATCATATTCACCAGCAAGGAATCCTGGACCAGTCTTGTTAAAGTCAATATGCCAATTAACCTTTCTACCAACTTTTCCTTCAATTAATTTATCTCTTACTGTAATTTTTGACTTTAGTGCATTGTTATCAGAATCACTTGACCATAACTTAACTACCGTACTTGAGAAAAATTTAACTGCTAATCCACCTGTTGGCATATGTGATGCATACATAGCACCAATATTATTTCTTAATTGAGATATTAAGACCAATAAGGTTTGACCATCTTGATTATTTGCATAGTTAAGCATTTTAACAGCATTAGTCATATCTTTAGCCTCTGCACCAATCTGTTTAGTATTCTCTAAAGCCTTTAATTCTTCAGAATCTTTTTCAAAATAAATAGCAGGCAATAAAGCGGAAATAGAATCTACAACTATAATATCTATCTTTGCCTTCATTAATTGAGTAGCAACATCCACCATGTCATTAATAGTTTTAGCAGATGAGTATACTAACTTATCTGTATCTACCCCAAGTTTTTTAGCCCACTCAGGATCAAAGGACTGTTCTGCATCGATCCATGCACAAAGTTTTCCTTCTTTTTGTGCCTCACCAATCATTTGTAAACAGAATGATGATTTACCAGCAGACTTGTTACCCCAAATCATTACCTGTCTTCCATAGGCAAAGCCACCCTTAAGTGCATTATTTAAACTTATACTTGGTGTTTTTTGTTTGTGAACTTCTACATCTGTTGCATTGCTTAGTCTTTTTCTTAAACTAGGATCTAGTTGTGATAAAAACTCTTCAATTTGTATTGACATTATTTAACTACCTCATTCAGTATTAAGGAACCATCGTCTGACTGACCAAATACCATCTTGGTTGCAGTTCCTGGTTCGCATTTCATATAACCCTCAGAAAATTGTCGAGGGAAAACTATTACTGGTTTCATTTCACGATCAGCATTTGCTACAATCATGTGTGCCATCTTCTTTCCAGCCTTAGTAACTCTTGGTTTAAATGATAGCACATAATACTCTTCTCCGCTATACGGCAAAGATTTATAATTTAAAAATTTAACTAAACTATTTGTTGGAAAGTTTTTTATTTCATCTATAATAATCGCTTCACTAATTCTATTAGCACCAACTAAAAACAAATAAGTTTTACCTTGTTCTATTCTTGTTTCTTCGTCATCAAAAACTCCAAGTAATCCAGTTGAATCCATAATTTCTACACGAGACCAGCCTTTTCCTCTTTTAATATTTTTTACAACACCCATTAAAATAAACACACCCTGTTCATCAAAGTCTTCAATATCGTCAATATATGCATAATAGTGTGGTGGAACACTTGTTGTAAACTCTGGAAGATTTAAATATTCATAAAGATTTTCTTTTACAACACTTTCCTGTCTGGGATTATCTGGAAATGCTAATGCACCAATAGCGTTTAGTCCTTGAACGGCTCTACTATTTATACCGCTTCCTTTTCTTGAAGCAATAGCACTAAACTCTTGATAAGACTTGTAAGGTCTTTTAATCATAATCTTGCTTGCAACATTTTCAGAGATCCACTTTACTGAAGACAGTCCCATCCTAATTCCTTTACCTTCAATAGTAAAATCAGAATCTGATTCATTAACATGTGGCAATTTAACAGATATACCCATTCTTTTTGCTTCAATTAAGTATTCTGTTCTTGCATCCTTATCTTGTTCATTCTTTAATAAGCAATACATAAATTCAATTGGGTAGTAGTACTTTAACCAAGCCGTCCAGTAGGAAAGCATTGAGTATGCAACAGCGTGTGACTTATTGAATGAGTAACCAGCATGTGCTTCAAAATCATGCCACAACCCTTCTGCTTTAAAAGGTGTAATATGCTTTGATGCACCAACAACAAATCTATCTTTAAACTCATCAAATTCTTTTGCATCTTTTTTCTTACCGATAATTTTACGTACTTTATCTGCTTCTGCCATTGTCATTCCACCAAGGTGAACGCATGCTTGCATTACTTGTTCTTGATATAAAACACATCCGTATGTATCCATAGTAAACTCTTGCATAATTGGATGAATATATTCAGTAATAGCCTTACCGTGTTTTCTTGCAAGATAAAGTTTTCCAATTGTATTCATAGCACCTGGACGCACTAAAGCGTTGGAGGCAGCAAGTTCATTAAGATTGCTTACGCCCATTTTAACTAAAAGATTTGTATATGGTGTTGCTTCACACTGAAAGACACCCTTAGTTCTTCCATCAGAAAGCATTTCATAAACTTTTTTATCATTAAGATCTATGTCGTTCAATACAATATTTATTTTATGACGTTTTTTAATTGTTTTAATTGTTTCATCAATCACAGTTAATGTTTTTAATCCAAGTACGTCTAATTTTATCAAGCCAATATCTGCTGCTTCATTCATATCAACTGCAACTACTGGAATTCTATCTTTTGTTCCAGGTGCCAATCTTGTTTCCATTGGAGCATATTTAAAAATAGAATCTTTAGCAGTAACTACGCCAGCAGCGTGAATACCAGTGCCACGAATACGACCACGTAATTGTTCGCCATACCTAACTACTTCTGGATATTTTAATCTAAACCATTGTGCTGATTTGCTTGAAGTAAAGTCATCCCAATCATCTACAGTTTTTAATACCTTGTTTACATCGGATAGTGGTATATTAAATGCTCTAGACACATCTCTTACAATTCCTTTTCCTCTAAATTCTAAAAAGGTAGCAATTGATGCAACATTTTTATATTCTTCTTCAAGATATGTTTTTACTTCATCACGTCTTGAATCTGCAATATCTGAATCAATATCTGGAAAGTCATTACGTTCTGGATTAACAAATCTAAAAAATAGCAAGCCGTGCTCAATTGGATCAACATCTGTAATGCCAAGTGCATAACAAACTAAGGATCCTGCTGCAGATCCACGACCTGGACCAACAAGTATTCCCTGTTCTTTAGCCCAATTAAGCATATTGCTTACAATTAAAAAGTATGGAGCAAAATTCTTTTGTTCAATAATACCTAGTTCTTCTAAGGCTCTATCTAGATATTCATCATTGTGTGCAAGTCCTTTATTAATTAAACCTTTAAATACTAATTCTTTTAATTCTTCTTGAGGATTTTCTACCTTTGTAGGCAATAAATCTAGTCCAGACTTAATATCATATTCTTCTATCTTGTCTGCTATTTCAAGTGAGTTAGTATAGATATCCTCTCTTTTTATACCCTGCATATTCATCTGTTGCTTCATCTCTTCATATGAAAGCAAGTGAATATCAAATGATCTAAATGACATTTGTCTATCAGCACCATATAGGTAGTCAAGACGTTTCATCATATCGTCTATTTTTTGAGACTTTTCAAACTTTGCCTCCTTATCTAACTTGGCGTGTGTATTTAAAAGAAGCATAATTTCTTGTACAACTTTTTGATCAATCGTAGAATGATGACAGTCTGGAGTAACAACTGATTTAATATCCATACTATCTGCAATTTCAAGTAATTCATTATTTAACTCTTTAGAGTTATGAGGCATAACCTCTACATAAAAATCATCTTTAAACACATCTTTAAACCACTTTAAAAGTCTTTTAGCCTCTGCATACTCTTTATGTTCTAGTGCTTTGGCAATTAGGCCAGACATGCAAGCAGATAATACAATTAATCCTTCTTTATGTTTTTCTAATACTTCAAAGTCAATTCTAGGTTTTTTATAAAACCCCTCTGTCCAACCTATTTCATTTAATCTATTTAGATTTTCTAAACCTTGTTGATTTTTTGCAAGAATAACAATATGGTTATAAACTAAGTCTAGAGGATTATCTCCTCTTTCTGCTTTATCTCTTCTATCAAATCTATCATGAGTAATATATCCTTCTATACCAAGAATTGGCTTTATACCCTCGGTTTTTGCTGCACGATACATTGGACGGTGTCCAGATAGTGCACCATGATCTGTAATGGCTATGGCTGTCATACCGTTTTCTTTTGCACGTTTGCAATACTCTTCTGGAGTTGCAACACCATCCATTAATGAATAGTGTGTGTGAACGTGTAGTGGAACGTAGTTCAAGCCATAGCCTTTCAGATTATTTTTCTATTACCACTCTGCTGCTGCAGAAGTAGTTGGATTACTGAATCCAAGATAAAATGATTCTTGTTCAGCATATGGAACGTCACGAACAACTTTGTCTAAGTTAAATGCTTCGTGTGATCCCCAGTTAAATGGTTCTAAATCTTGTTTTCCTGGAAGAAGAACATAGTTTGTTTCTGTTCCTTTTCCATTACGTTTTAATTTCCAAACCATATTGCTAATGCTTGCTGAGTCTGCTGCAAATTCACGGATTGTACTAAATGTAGCAGTCTTGCTTACACCCATACTCCATACTGCAACTTTTGGTTCGTCTGTTCCATTGTCAACTAATACGTTGCAATAAAAACGAAGGCGTGCTCTCCAACCGCTTTTAGGTTCTTTGCGATACATTTCACAACCAAAACAACGACCTTGAGTATCTGCAGTACATGCTGCTTTGCGTTTATAGTCTTCTGGGTTTGTATGTTCACTTATTACAATTGCGACTCCACGTTTTTCATCATACGTTGGTGAGTCTGCATCGAGTTCGCTTACAAAGCGAATTTGTGCACTTTCTCCGTCATCTAGTTTTAGCCAGTTGACCTTTGCACCACTATTTTCTGTTTTTGTTTTATCAAGAACTGCTTCAATATTCTTGATACCTTTTATAATTGACATATTTATTTCTCCTTAATATTTGCTCTGTATATGAGCGTCAATCTATTGTAGCATTGTGGCTACTATATTGTCAAACTGAGCCACAAAATCTTTTAACTCCTGATCATTTAAATCAGATACATCCTTTACCATATTTGGAAGTTTGGCAATCACGCATTTATCGTATCCTAGATCAGTTAATAGTTTATTAGACATGTTTTGACCAGCCTCATCATTGTCGCCAAGTGCTATGATTTGATTAAAATATTGTTTAAGAAGTTTTCTTTGTTCTTTTGATATGGTAGCACCAAGTGTTGCAACAGCATGTCCACCAGCCTGCTCTATTCTAATAGCATCAAAAGATGACTCAACAACAAAAATTTTATCAACCCTTTTATTTCTAGATAGGTTAAATAGTGTTTTACTTTTAGGCAAGTCTGTTGAATTTTTAAATCTTTTACCCTCAATTGATCTTCCAACAAATCCTAGGCATATTCCATCTGGAGAGTATACAGGAATTGTAACCATATCTTGACTAGTAGAATATCCTAGTTTATATCTTTCTACACTATCTTTTGTTATACCCCTAGATTTAAAATATTCTATTGCCCTTGTGTTTTCAAAAACGTTTTTATGTAATTTTTCAATCATATCTAAATCATATTGAACAAATGTTGTTACTTTTTCAAGCGTACTAGTAAGTTGATCAACCAAATTTCTTTTATCTGCTTTTGAGTCTATCAATCTCATAGATTCAAAATAAGATCTTTTTGTTGCTTGCATTATAACTTCTACTAATTCTTTTGCTTCTTGACACGAAAAGCACCAAAAGATACCTGTTTCTTTTGAAACTTCTCCTGCTGGAGATCTATAATTATTATGAAAAGGACAAAAAATCATTAAATCATTATCTAATTCAAATTTAATATCTATGCCAGCGGCTATGAGACTTCGCTTGACTTGTTCTTCTGAGTAGTATGTGACATTACTGGCTTGTCTTTGTCTATTCCTAGTATCCACTTTGCCCTATCTTTTCCAACATATACTCCATATACTGATAATTGAAAATCAAATGTCCTACCATTGTACCCAATAGTAAAATCTGTGTCAATATCATATCTTGGTACATATCCATGGCTCCTCATTACTGAGATGATCATAGATATATATTGGTCTTTGAGTCTTGTAATATAGGAGTCATCGTATATTTCGCCTTCAAGACCAAACCGTTTGATAGGTTTGTGGCTATACATACAATAATTATAGCCTTATATTATGATTTATCCTCAAAATCTTTGTATAAAAATCTTCCAGAATCAAAGTCAACATCAACCATAAACTCTCCAGAAAAACCGTGACGGTTCTTTCTAAATGCACACTCAAGAATTGTTGTTCCCTGTGCACGACCTAGTGCTAGAACCCAATCAGCATCATATGCTAACTGTTTAGACCAAGCAACCTGTCCTAGTGATGGAACGCTGTTCATGTCTGTTGCATCATCTGGAGTTGCTGATGCAATTGCAACAATTGGAACTTGTGCAGATATTGCAAGAACTTTTAACTCTCTAGAAATACTTTTAATTTTTACAACTTCATTATCTGTTGGAACATTTGATTGCATTAATTGAATGTAGTCTACAAATACAATGTCAGGTGCATATTGATCTATCTTTCCTCTTAATACAGAAGTAGATAATTCCCCTATACCGTCATTTGATACAATATGAAATGTTGGCATATTATCAAGATGTTGCTTTCCCCACAAGTTAAAAGACTCTTCATCAATTTCTCCAGATGACAATTTTCTATGAGAGAACATTCCTTGACCCATAATTGTATATACACGATTTCTAACCTCAGTCTCTGTCATTTCAAGAGATATAACTAGTGGCTTTCTTCCGTTCTTCCATGCTTGAACAGCCATAAATAATGCCAGCCAAGACTTACCAATAGCAGGATAAGCAAGCAAAATACCAAACTGACCAGGAGTAATACCCGCTGGAAGATAATTGTCAAAACCTGCAAGCCCTGTTTTAATACCGTAATTACCCTTTTCATTTAACTCCTTAATATGTTTAAAATGTGCAACAGCATCTTCTATGTCTGTAGCATCTATATCTCTAATGTTTGCTGTAATCTTTTTTAGTTCAGCAGTTTTACTAATTAAATTATTTAAAGCATCATTTGGTTTATTTTCTTGTAGTTGTTTAGCAGTAGACATTAGCACACCACTAAGACTATCTTGCAAATATGATGTTCTTAATTCTTCAAGATGATACTTTGTATTTCCTATTTCCCCTACTGGGCTAAAGTCTCTAAATTTTTCTATAACTAAAGGTATTGATGGAACTACAGAGTTTTGTTCGCTGTACTGTTTAATAAAATCCCAAACATCTTTATGTGTTTTAAAAAGACTATCTGGATTTGCTTGAAGTAAGACGTGTAGTTGCTTATCTTTTAAAACTGCAGAAAGAACTTTGGCCTCTAATTCTGCAGACATTATTTCTCCAACCATTCTTTTGCTTGTTTACGAAGCAATGCCCTAATTCTATCATCTTCTTTCTTAAGTTGCAATGCCTTATAAAATGTTTCAGAATTTCTTACAAAATGATCCCAGTTTGGAGTGTGGTATGTTTTAAAATAATACTCTACCAACTCTTTAGACTCTTCAACACCATAAGATTGATATAATTCTTTAATAAAAAACTTTGCTTTACCTATACCAAATTTATTATATAGACTACGCTCCTTTAAACGTTTAATAAATAGCCTATATATCTCATCAACATCCCAGATTGGTTTTTCTTCTAGTATGTCTTTAAGTTCTTTTTTCTTTTTTGGTTCTTTTGCTGTAGGCACTACTCTAGTTCTTTCTTAGCCTCATCTACTTTTGCAACAACTTGCTCTTCAACAAACTTATAAACACGTTGCATTGCCATGTCCATAGTTTCACCTTCACGAAGAAAGTCTGTACATCCAAGATCTACTCTTAGACTTTGAAAATTTCCTAGATTTAATGTATAGCCAAGTGTTGCCGATACTGTTGTCTTGTCAGACATAATTCACCACGTTTCTTCTGCCCAGACAGGGACGAATTCCCCATCTTTATTTTGCGTATATAACATTATAGCGTCTCCAATCAAAGAACGCAACTCCCTTTCGGTAGGAATTCCTTTTCTTGGAGTAACTCTTCCATCTCTTCTAGGTCTACCAGCATGTATGCTTGCTAAACCATCTCTTATTTTAAATAAATCATCTTCAGAATAGTATGACATTTTTTGCCAAGTCCTTGTTCCACCGATTGTTGCACCTGTGGGGGCTGGTATTATTTCACTTTTAATAAGTCTTTCAAGTTGCATTCTAGATCTTTTAAATATTTGAAGTGTATTTGTTACGCTATATGCTCTTTTTCTATGTTTTTTAAAGTCAGATAACAATAGTGTTTGATCTTTATTATGTATATAATTATAAATTATTACAATGTTGTTTGCTCTATTAGGATGCACTACCCTGACTAATTCATTATTTAAAAAAAATATAATAGAACTAGGGGCTACAGAGGATTTCCACTCTTTTTTGCCCTGATTCTTTCCTGTGACATTATCCATCTTATTCTTTCATCAAACTTTTCTGGGTTGTGATACATCTCTCTTTTCCCACATCTTAAACAGTATAATTCAAGATGATCGTGTGTCAAAAATACTCTATCCACAAATATTTTAGCAGAACATTTTCTGCATGTCAAGGACTCTTTTATATTCATAGTGAAAAATTATACCAGAATCTAGGCTATTCCAAGTGCTATTAAATTAATCTGCATAGTTACAGAGCCTGTTGATCCAGATGGGAACTTGATAATTCCATCAACACGGTCTTTTGTTACTGATGTTAATACTACAGTTGCAGCGTTACCACCAGAAACAGTGCTTGTAGTGTTTGTTAGCCCTGCTATGGCAACAGGAGTTGTTGTAAAGTTTGGGTATGTAAAGAAGAATTTTTCTTCTGGTGAGGTTGTAATGTTGTTAATTGTAATAGATTTAGTCTCTGAATAAAACTTTAGAGACGTAGTATTTGCAGCAGCACCATTTACTCTAGACTGAGTAGATGTTATTTGGGAGTTTTGAAGATCACTTACTGCTTCTACTAAAGATGAAATAAGAGTAACATCTATAGGTTGACCTCTTGTTGGTGTAATTATCGTTGCCATATTCTCTCCATTATATCATTATAGGGTTATTAGTGGTGTCTGAAAAAGTTTAAATAGGTTACTTTCTTCTGGTGGGGTTGGGTATGAGGGTAGTTGAACCTTGATAACTGCAGTTGAGGCTGTTACTGGAACCATTATGCTCGTTGTATTTCCAGCCTCTCTTCCAATATATTGAAACACAGATGAATAACTCCACTTGACAAATATGTCATGACTATTTTTATCAACACTAGAATGAATATCTTCCCATGTTATATTGATCATCTTTGTTCCAGATGTTGAGGTTGATACGTTATATGAATACCCAGCACTTGCCGATACTACTTGTCCAGAACTATTTAATAGTACTATTGGAGACCATTCAGAAATTTCATTATAGTCCTTTGTTGTAATTCTAAATCTAATTTTATGCTTACCATCTTTTCCTGGGTATGGAAGTTTATCTACAGGAATAATAACTTTTGCCATTAGGAAACCCCTATGCCAAATCTATATTCAATATAGTTATTTGTATTTTCACCCTTTAAAATTGGTAGTCCATCATCTGTTTTAATTATGTTATACCCGACTAGTGAGTATAATGGATTTATTGCTGTAACGTTATCTATTCTCATTCCATCAAGCAAAACAAAGTAGTCGTTGGATGGTACCCCACCTACTAGCGTAGAAACATAAATCCTAACCATATTGATATTAGCCCATGAAAATGATTGGTCGGCAGCAAACTGAGATATTGTTCTGGTTACAACCTGATATCTATTTGATCCTATGTTAGCCGATGTTAAATCTATTTTTGCTGTTGCTGCAGGTGGTGCGGTATTTATACCTGATAAGTTATTTATAAATTGTAAAATAATCTTTACATTATCTGGATTTGTATTGGTTGCTGCCTGTCTACTTAATAAACTAAAAGCAAGTTTTACTTCATCGTCTGGAAGATTTTGACTTAAATCAAAAGATATTGCAGAATTTTCTAAATATTTTGATCCAGTATTTATAGTATATCCTGACCCTATATATGACGAACTACCAGAAACTAATAGTGACCTATTTAAATATCTTGGTGGCTCCTGTCTATTTTGTCTTGATTGATCATTAAATATTGTAGAGTCTGAATTAATAAATAAAAACTTTTCAGTGCTTGCATTTATACTTGCACTTGTATTTCCATTATCAATTGGAATGTTTGGATAAGGAACTGCTGAAGAACTTGAACCATCCGAATATGTCCACGCTTCTGCTGTTGAAAATGTTATAAGTAATTTACTATCATATCTTCCAGCAACAGCATTGTTTGCACCAGGATATACTCCTACTTCAGATATCTTATATCTTTGATCATTTGGCATTTCTGCTTTAAGAACTAGTTTTTCTACACCATCTTCTTTAATAAAACCTTTTGATAAAATTGGAACTCTAAAAACCTCAAAATCTAGTGATTTTTTTGTTAGTGACACAGATGCTGACTCTCCAGTAATTAGAGGCTCTGGACCACATCCTGCTGCTATATAAGAGGCAAAGGTAGGTGCTTGACCAAGCATAAACTTTGCTACGATTTGTTTACCATCATTAGTTATCATTATCTCACCTCTACAATTGTACCATTTGTGTCTATTTCTACTTCTACTAGTTCGTCTGGAGTCATATTGTCTAGTTCAATAATTAGGTTTCCATCTGCATCTATATAGATATAGTTATCTAACGCTCTATCTGCTAAATATTGATCTCCAGGTATTTTATTAGATAGTTTAATAGAAAATGCATTATATAAAGAGGTATCTGATTTTTGAGATGCAACAAGGTTTGAAGGGTCAAACTCTTTCTTAATAGAACTTAAATTAGATACTATATTGTAGTAAGGATTTATTCCTTCTACCGTGTCAGTTCTGGTAAATTTTGTCAACTCTACAGCACCTAGTTTTTCAAAAACCATCGCTATAATTGTTGCCTCATCAACATTGTTATTTGTAAGAGAAATAACATTATCTTTTTCTGGAAGTTTTATAGATGTTGTTCCTGTAGATGAAATGTCTGGAAGCGAAGGAAATGATGGAACTGATACTGTTGCTTCTGCAGTAAGTGCTTTTGTATATTTACTTATCTTTGACTGAATCTTGGCAAGTTCTG